TGCAAGTGGATGTTGTGTAAATGATTATTGCACAGAATGTGTAGATGATGGTGACGAATGTGATGACAGTTCTGAATGCTCCAGTGGGTGTTGTAAAGATGGAACGTGTCAGAATTGTCCGAATGGGGAGAATTGTGTATCTAGTGATGATTGTACCGAGTGTTGTGTAAATAATGTTTGTCAAACCTGTACAGATGAGGGCGGATATTGTGACAACCACGACGAATGCTCTAGTGGGTGTTGTTCTTATAATAATAACGTGTGTGTTGAATGTAAAAGAGGATGCTGCTGTGATACTAGCAATGGTGATTCTTATGATGCTAAAGTACCAATAGACGACCCGTATCCATGCAGCACCAGCAATGGTTATACATTTTTTGAAGGGCAAAAATGTTGTGAGAGATCGTGCGACATTAACGATGCTAGACCATGCTGTCTTAATGGTTCTTGTTCTGATTATAGTACAATGGTATGTCATAATTTGGGTGGTACAAGCGAATGGGGAACGGGTGCTTGTGGAGACGAATGTTCAGAATATTGGGATACTGATGTTACTTGCTGTACAGGAAGGGACTCTAGAACTCCAGGATCAGAACCTGGTCCAGATAGTACATATTTGAAGTGTAAAGAAACCACATGGCAGGAATGTTATGAAGATTATTCTGGCCTCATGCTCACGGGCCATAATCTAGATGACTGTTGGGTGTTGGATGATGGTGACCAAAATCCAGAAACACCTTGTTGGAACGGCATTTGCTGTGCATATAGAGATAACGGCAACACTAAATGTTCTTATGCTAAAACAGACAATTGCTGCGCCGGTGAGGATGGAAGGTTCGTAGTGAGTGAAGTTCTTTGTGGTGAACTAGATAAAAGTACGAATAGAAACCCATGTGACTGTGCCCAATACGGTCCGGATTGGTGTGGGGAATCGAGGCGATGTGTCCAATTGAATTCAAATGAAGCCACCTGTATGTTGCAATATGACGACAGTAACTGTAATCCTGCATGCGCGTATAACGAATACTGTGTGTCCTTCGACGATGGTGTGTCTTATCAATGTTTACTGGGACACGGAGGCGCATTTGCACCACCCCCACCTCCCCGAAACACGAATGAACCAATACATCCAAGAGAATTGAAAAGACAAATTCAAAATAAAACACACAGGAATGATTTCTTGAATGCTAAAAGGATTTCTTCTGAAAAGGAAGAATATGATGAATTGAGATTTGTTCAACTTCCAGGTGGAGTTTGTGTTTGGATGACATGTGATCCCGAAAATTGCAGGTATCCAGAATGTCCACAAGCATAAATAGAACGAGGTATAATAAAATATGACATTTCAGCATCGTTCAAGAATAAAAACATCTGTTGATTATAGTTTTATTGCATCTGATATGGGTGCTTGTTGTTTGCCAAATAAAAAAGATCCTACAGAATCCCAATATCAATTTTGTTTAGAACAAAATGGATATTTTATACCAACTGAAATTGATGGAGATGGTAAACCTATATTGGATGGTCTTTCTTGTCCCTATATTCATGATAGCATGAGGGGATGCTGTTGCTCTTGTTCTTATGTTGACGATTTTGATGCTTTTTTCAATGCGCCCGGGTCGTTTCCGCCCTCTTCTGGTAACTATAGTGGTATCAATATAAGCAATTGTGATGATAATGATTTGTTTGCATGTTATAATGGAGGTATAAGGGACAACATAACAAAATGTGAATGTGATAGATTGAATGGTGTGTGGTCACCAAATAGTTGTGAATACCATAGTGGTGTTGGTCTAGAAGTAGCGACGTTATGTACAAATTTTGACACAATCTATGATGTTAGGTGGCCAGGTTCTTGTTGCACATCTGAAACATGTCATAATTTATGTTCTGCAAAAGAATGTTCTGAAATAGAAGAACCAACCGAAGATATTTTATGGCGACCAAATAGCACTTGCGAAGAAACAGATTGTTTGGACGGTTTTTATAGATCTGCGGCTATTAGAGACATTAGAACGGGTCTGTTGATATCATATAAAGATCCAAAGAGAACAACCGTAAGAACAGAAGAAAAAACTGAAAATATGGGTTCTTGTTGTGTATACATTGATCAAAATAACAATGTAGTTTCTTCGATATTAAACAAAGACGAATGTATATCATTAAATGGTGTATGGTCGGGTGTAGATCCTGATGGAGATTTCAATCCAACAAACTCCACCCGATGTGAAGAAATATTAGATTTATATTCAAACGACGGTCAAATAAATTCATCTTATGTTAATAAGTGGTTAATAGGTGAACGTGTGTTTGATGGAAGGTATATAGGAACGTTTAATGTGCATTCTTCTTCTTTTGGAACCGGTAGTGTGTGTTTCGGAAGACCCGAAACCGGTGTTGCTAGAGATTATATTGCAATGGATTATACAGAAAACGAAAATAACAAAAAGAAATATGCTGTTATTGTTGCCGATAAGGATTTGTTTGTTAATAAAACGCAATTAGACAAAAGTGATGTAAATATAACACAAGAAACAATATTAAATAGTTCATCATGGGACACGAATATTAACAGTGAATGGATTAATATTGCTCAAGATGTTTTAAACAGCAAAAATACTAAATATATTAAATGGACATTACCTTCGTTAGGTATCCTTTCGTTCGCATACCGACAAATGAATACGAAAGAGTTTATAAAAAATATAGATAAAGATAAACATCATTCCTACCAACACATGAAAAATAAATATTATTGGACTAGTACATTATATGAAAAGAAAATAAATTCTAAAGTGCATGCATATATTCAAAGTTTTGATTTAGAGTCAAAAGTTGGAATTAAACCAATCACGAATACATCTTACACACGACCATTTTTACTAATACCAATAAAATAATTGACTTGAATTGATATTTGTGGTATAATTCTTTATTATATATTGTGGAGATCAACATGAGAAACGATGACGAAAAAACACCCAAATCTAATGACCCCAATGACGTTCAGTTCCGAAGTGTACCGATAGATCCCAATAAAAGAGGAATTAAAAATAAATTAAACATGGTGCAAAGTTTCGCAACCGCTCTTGCGTCACGGGGTATGCAAAACAAAAAAATAAATACTCCCATAAAACAACTTCGCGTATTGAGTTGTTTTGGTAATCAAAAGCAAGGAGGAATTCTACCTCAATGTGAGCATCTCATGAAAAGCGAAACAGGCGAAGGAAAACATTATTGTGGTGCGTGCGGATGCGGTGATAAAAAAATGACTTGGCTTGTTCAAGAAGCAGACGAATATAGTAAATTAGATTATCCAAAAGTTGCATGTCCGCTGCAAATGCCTGGATTCTCAAATTATGGTATAAGCACACCAGACGAAGCAGAAGAGCCTGTTACTCGCAAGTATTATATTGAAAATATTGATTATAAAGAAATTCAAAAAATGCCTGTGAGGGTGGGAATTCGTAAAGAAAACAACCCCCCGCCCAGTCCCAACGAATCACCAAAAACAGATTCATGAACAATTCACTCTTGATGCTTTATACATATAATAAAGACATTAGGAGTTTTCTATGGCAGCACCAACATCTAGAGATGAATTGATAGACTATTCTCTCCGTAAACTAGGTTCCCCGGTTGTAGAAATAAATGTTGATAGACAGCAATGTGAAGATCGTTTAGATGAAGCATTGGAGATGTTTTCAGAACGACACTTTGACGGTTCTGAGAAGGCATATTTTCGGTATCAAATCACTCAAACCGATAAAGATAACATGTATATTAGCACCGATGATCTCGGTCCAGTGAATGGTGCAACCGGAGACGGACCCACCGGAAAAGATATATTGAGTGTGGTCCGGTTATTTCAATTTGGAACATTTGCAAACATCAATATGTTTGATGTGCGTTATCAAATGGCATTGACAGACTATTTCGGAATAAACCGAGGACTGGGCAACAACAGTTCTATGGGACTTGCTCGGTATGACTCAACAAAACGATACATCAACATGATTCAAGATTTTTTCCAACCAGAAAAAAGAATCAGATTCAATAAAGTGTCAAACAGAATACATTTAGATATGAACGATGCTGATCTTGTAGTAGACAAATACCTTATAATTGAAGCGTATGTTAAAGTTCCTTCTGTTACATTCTCTCAGATATTTGATGATGTTTGGCTGAAGAAATACACAACTGCACTTATTAAACGTCAATGGGGCCAGAATATGTCCAAGTTTGAGGGGGTTCAATTGCCCGGTGGTGTTTCTCTTCGGGGTGGTGAAATATACAACGAAGCAAATGAAGAAATACAAAGACTAGAGGAAGAATTGAAGACTACATACGAACTTCCAATCGATTTCAATGTAGGTTAGACTGATGGCAAGAAATCCGTATTTCAAAGATTATAGCGGCGAACAAAACGTCGTAGAAGACCTCACCATTGAAACCATCAAATCAATGGGTAGAGATATGGTCTATATTCCTAGAACTCTAGTCAACACAGATGATCTTTTCGGTGAGGACACCATTTCTAAATTTGATGATGGTTATCAATTAGAAATGTATGTTGCAAGTGTCGATGGGTTTGAGGGTGAGGGTGATGTTCTTTCTAAATTTGGAATTGAAATTAGAGATAAAATGGATCTTATCGTTTCTAGAAAGAGATTTGACGAAACGGTTGGTATATACGAGGAAATAAAAAGACCAAGAGAGGGAGATTTGATTTATTTTCCTCTCAGTAAAACTTTATTTGAAATTAACTTCGTGGAACATGAAAATCCATTTTATCAATTGGGCAAACTATTTACCTATAGATTGTCCTGTGAGGTCTTCACTTATAGTCAAGAAGAAATTGATACGGGATATACCGATATTGATACGGTTGAGGATGAAATTAAGAAGTTTGCAGTTGAATTTAGTCTTGGAACACAAATTAGTGCAACCACTGCAACTAACTTTTTTGAAGGTGAAAGTATATTCCAAGTGTTAGATGTGAGTGGAGAGTCAGCAGTTCTTGCAAATGCAACCGCAACTGCGACAGCGACGGACTGGGATGCACTGACCACAAAATTAACATTAACAAACATTGTTGGTACAATATCAACTGCGTCCGGTCAGACCCTCAAGGGTGCTGTTTCTGGTGCAGAGTATGAAATTAACAGCAGCACCACAACTACTCTCATAATTCCACAAGAACCACAAGATGATGAACCTTCGGGCGATAACGAAGATATTGAATTGCTGAGAGATATGGATGACATCTTTGACTTTACAGACACAGATCCATTCAGTGAGGGGAATGTGTAGGGGACACTTTTTATATATATTAATATATAAGGAGATTTGCAATGAATGCAATGAAAGAAAAATACGGATTTGTGTATATTTGGTATGACAGAAAACATAAGAGATATTATATTGGGTGTCATTGGGGTCATGAAAATGACGGATATATCTGTAGTTCTCCGTGGATGAGGAAATCATATAAAAGAAGACCTGATGATTTTAAAAGAAGAATATTAAAAAGAGTCTATTCAAATAGACAAGATTTGCTAGACGAAGAATATATTTTTTTATCTATGATAGACGAAAACGAATTAGGAAAACGATATTATAATCTAAAAAACCATAAAGGTGTTCTTTGGTGGTCTGATAATAATAAGAGACTGTCCGTAAAACAAAAAATATCAAAATCATTATTGGAGCATAACAAAAACCACCCAAGGACAAATGAAGCAAAAAATAAAACTTCAATTGCAATGAAAAAGCACTACAAAGAGAATCCAAGAACACCGGAAACCTGTAAGAAGATTAGCGAGAACAACAAACGGCTTCAAAGAGAAAAGAAAATCGGGATGCACGGAAAGAAGCACAAACCAGAAACTATAGAGAAGATGAAACAGAACAATGCTATGAACAATCCAATCCATGTTGATAAAATCAGAGAAGCAAAGAAGGGCATCAAATACCTAAATAAAGATGGTAAGAGAAAAATGGCTGTTCCTAACACAGACAAATGGAACAGTCTTGTTGAGCATGGATATAAAGAAGGTTACTAATGTTTACACAATTCTACAACGAATCTATTAGAAAGACTGTAATTGGATTTGGTTCTATTTTCAACGATATTCAGATTGCACGAAAGAATGCGGATGGTACAACCAAAGAGACTATCCGTGTACCTTTGTCTTATGGTCCCAAAGAAAAGTTCATTAGAAGAATTCAAGAAGATAGCAGCATCTCCAGCAATACCCATACGCAAATAACTCTTCCCAGATTGGGATTTGATATCACTGGATTTTCATATGATCCCACAAGGAGAGGAAACAAACTGAGAACAACCTCTGCAACTTCCGAGGACGGTCTTATTCAGAAGTGGAACTATGCGGAGGTTCCGTATAATATTTCTTTTGGTTTGTATTCATTTACCCGAAACCAAGATGACAATCTACAAATAATTGAACAGATTCTCCCATATTTTAGTCCAGAGTTTATTGTAACATTCAAAATAAATGATGTAAACTCTAAAGTAGATGTTCCTATTGTTCTTAATTCAGTTAATACAGTCGAAGAATATGAAGGCACATTCGACACAAGAAGAAATATTACAACGTCATTTGAATTTACTGCAAAGACATATGTTTATGGTCCAGAGAAAACAAATCGCATCATTCTTCAATCTGAAATTGATATTCATGGTGTTGACACAGCGTTTGATGGGTTGGTATCAGATCCACACGATCTTCGTATAGGTATAACAGGTGGATTCACGGGCGATGGATACACCGCAGGTAATCAAATTTATGGTGAGTATTATTATGATTGATAAAAAAAGTGTTGATGAGAAATTGTCAGAAGCATTGGATATTGAATTTGAAAAAGAAGCAAAAGAGATAGAAACCAAGAGAAAAATAACTCAGGTTGAGATTGATGCAAATGACAGCGAAAAGGACTATTGGTTGGTGCGTCGGAACATGAAGGAACTCATTTCTACGGGCGAGGACGCAATAGAAGGCATCCTCAAGGTTGCAACAGAGGGCGATTCCCCAAGAGCATACGAAGTCGCTGC